GCGCCAATCCAGCGTCAAAATCGCTCGTTTACGCGTCTGAATATTCGCACCGATGGCACTGTCTTGTTCTTCGATGTCCATAAATAACTCGTGCTGTGCCGTGATATTGCCGTTTTCCGCATCCTCTAAGATGCTTTTTAACTTGGACGGCGTAATGCGGTTGCTCGGGTGGTCAGATAAAACACGCCCATTAGCTGTCACCATTGCTTCATCGGTTTGGGTCGGTTCTGTTTTTGAGCCTACCAATGTTTTAATTTTTTCCCAAAATTTCATGTTTTATCCTCGCCAAATGCTATATAAATCATCTTCCGCATCAAAATCATCATGCCCCAAGTCTTCATCGTTTAAGCCTATCCACTCAATCGGGGCAGAACTCGTCACTGCATTACGCCATAGCATTTCTAATGCGTCTGGGCCATCATCATGATCAGCTTTTGGAAAATGTCTTAACTGTGATTCAAGGGTGGATTGTGAGCGGTGTAATAAAATTAACCCATTGGCAATATGCGGTTGCAAGCTCTCAATGCGAAGCATTTTGTCACTATTGGGTTTTGTTGCCGTAGCAGGCACAGGTTTTCCGCGCGCAGCTGAACGTTTAACCAACTCGGTTTTTAAAAATTCCTGGAACTGTACTGTCTCTACAAACCAACGATGGCAGTTATACTGTGTATGTAGGCGAATAACGTCCTCAATAATTAAATCGGGTAAACGCTTTTTAATCTGCGCTTCAACTACATACAATTTGCCAGTTTCTCTGTGATAGCCGCCAACCAAAATCGCAGACGGGTCACGGCTTGCACCTGCTTTACCCAGTGATGGGTCAACCGCACCAAAATAAATCAAGTTATTAGGTAACTCTGTCCAATAATGGAGACTATTGGCAAAAATCGCGTCATCGCCACTAACCGGGTCATTTTGGTACTCTGAATCAAAAGAAGCGTGTCCATCTGATGCACGAATCTTCATTAAATACAGAATCGGACGAGCAAGCCAAGAAACGACAGCGCCTGCATCCATGTCTGCTTTATGTTGTTGATAGAACAAATCAGAAAGCGTGTCATCGTCCCCATCTTCGGAAAGATAAATATTTTCCCATTCGTCCCATAACTGCATATTGTCCGGCATACGTAAAATGGCTTTGAAACGTACCCGACGCCATCCTTTAGTGTTTAAAATACGGTTTAATACACTGTCATAATGAAGAATGGTTCCTACATAAATCACATCAAATTTTTCACCTGGCGCACCAAGTTTTAATACTGCATTTAAGATCCATTTATGCAATTTATTACGTTGTTCAGGTGTTTCTACTGTTTCGTCGTTTTCGACATCATCTAGCACAACCAGATCTGGGCGGTATGCGCCATGACGACGACCACGTAATTTTTGCCCCGCACCAACCGCTTCAACCTTTTGTCCTTTTGCCATCATAATTGCACCGGCGCGCCAAACTTTTCCCGGTGCCACTTCTGGAAAATCAATAGAAAGGCGGGGATTTGATTCAATTTCAACTTTAATGGCTTCTAACATGCCATAGGCTTGCTCTTTGGTATCCATAGCAATAATAATGTAATTTTTAAGGTTACATACCATGCACCAAAGCGGGAATAATTGCGTACAAATAGTGGATTTCGCCTCACCGCGGGGTGCGGCAATAGCTTGTCGGACGGATTTATCTGTTTCTTCAACCGAAAGCGGAAGATTTTTAAACAGATATTCGTGTAACTGGGATTTATGTGGAGAACGTACATAATGCGGAAAATAGGCTTGAACAAAATATTCAAACCCTTTTTCTTTATCTAAGACTTTCTTACGACGCTCTGCAATCGCATGCGGTTTATCATCCCAACCTTCAAAATTCGCTTCGATATTGCGCTGTAATTCAGCACGTAGTTGTTCGAGCTGTTTTTCGAAATCTTTGTATTTCATCTATAACATTACCGCAATAAATAAAAGCCAGCCCCAACCTTTGATACCGGCAGCCATTAACTTAAAAGCACATACAATGCAGACAAATTGCACAATCCAGCGAAAATAGTAATGCTTATGCACAATGGTTTGATTTTGCTTTTCCATCACTTAAACTCCTGCTTAACAATGTTTTCTAAATCATCTAAAACAGACAAAAAAGTAGGCAATAAGTCAGGATGTTTAGTTTTAATTAGATTAGTTACCATCTCAATAACTTTCCATGCTGTTGCTAACTCTGATACCTCTGGCAATAACCGCTTACTGCTCGCCACCATTTTCGAGTAGCTATCACCCAAACCTTGGATCAGTTTAGCTTTATCGCTTACAGGCAAATCTTCCGCATGACGTAGCTCTTCCATAGTTTTCTCAAAGTAGATCACAAAAGTGGTGAGCATACCGCGCGCCACGTCTTCTACTTTGCCACTTGCCATGGTGTTCGCATCACGCACAGTGTCCCAGTTATCGCCACGTGCTTCCGCTTCTTTTCTCCAGCGGCGCGCCGTGTTGTAGGACACTTTGGCTTTTTCTGCAGCCTGTTCTAACGTCAAGCAATCAAACACATAATAGCGACGTACATAAGCCTTGGTTTTTTCATCGTGTGCCATCATCAGCCCCCAAATTTCGCTTTGATGAGTTCAAAGCCGACCGATACCACTAAACCACCTAAACCGCCTGCCATCACAGACTTAATGCCCAATTTATCCATGCGGGTTTCCAACATTTTCAAACGAGCGTCAATATCGTCCACGCGGTCGTCCAATTTGTCGATTTTGCGGCTGACTTCACGGGTTAAATCTAAAATTTGGTCTAACTTTTGGTTGGTTTTGGCTTGTTCGGCCTTCTGTTCCAACCGCTTTTGTTCTCTTGCCGACATTATTTATCCGCCTTTCTGTCGAGTTTTTCAGTAATAGAGTTTAGTTGCTTGGTGATGGCATCCAGTTTTTCCATCACGTTTTTATTCACGATGTTCGCCACTTCTTTCGAGAGATAATCCCGTTTCACTTGGTCAACCTCATCATGTAATTGCTTAAACTCACCATCTAACCGTTTAAACCAAAGCCCGATAAAAAATACCGCAATGGACACTAACGCGTTAAACACCATGATGCCGTTAATGTGTAGTTCCATTTTCGCCTCGCTGACAAATAGTTCGGTATGTATCGTTATGCACTTTAATTTGGCGTAAGGTTTCGGTCGTATCTTGGCGACTTGCGGAGATCACTGAAAAACCCGCACAGCTTGCATTAATCACGGAGATCCCCTGACTTGTGCAACTCATTAATAAGAGTGTCACGGTCAGCATTGCGACTGTTTTCTTCATGTTGTTTTCTCACTTCAAAATGTTTCACTTGAGTTTCAGCGACGACTTTCTGTGTTTGTAACTGCGCATTGGTTTTTAATAACTGCTCAATCTCACGGTGTGCACGTTTGAGCTTAAATACCACATAACCACAAATACCAAGTGCAGCACCTGAGCCGATTAAAATCATCTGTAACGTCATTAAATCCCCCTTGGTCTATCCGTTTGTTCCGGTTCGACATAAACTTCGCCGGTAATCGGTTCTTCCGGCTTAGTTTGTTTGGCTTGATATGCCATTACAGCACCCTTAGTTGCCGCTGAGCCACCGCAAAAACAAGCAAAATAAAAAAACAAGTCAGTGACCGTAGAACGGTCAAGATAAACGGCATAAATCAGCACACCGGCCATGACCAAAAAGCCGAAAAATTGAATAAAACCTGTCGTACTCGCACGTCCATCACTATTGGTAAATAATTCAAAAAATTTACTCATCGACATAATCTCCACATAATCACTTCAGCTGGCGTTGGTTTGCCACGGAAGACATAACTCCATGCGTTTTTACTATAAAAGTGCGGTCGATTTTTCGGGAGTTTTTTGGTTGTTAAGACTCGGTTTTGTAACCAATTAAAAACACGTTTAAACACGCCTAAAAATTTAAACTTCATTATCAATCGCTCCATATTTAAGATTACCCGCCACACGACGCACCCAGCCTTTACCAAAGGTCGCAAAATTGCTGAGTTTGCAATAAAATTCAAGGCGTTCAGCGTTCAAACGCATAATGACGTCAGAAATCGCCATTTTTTTAATAGCGGCAATCGTCATATTGCCAATAATGCCGTCATCCGCCACATTCACCGCACGTTGCAACATACGGCTTGCATTGCCTAATCCATGGTTTACCGCTGCATCAAAAAACTGGAAAGCCACCGCATCAGGCATCTTGTCGCATTGATAACGTAACCAAAATGCGGAGTAGTAGATTTTATAGGCTTGCTCACGCGTCATTGCTCGCATACTGCCTTGATAACCGTTTGCCTGAGCTGTACGTTTAGTGATTCCCCAGTTGGTTTCCCCGCCTGGGTCTCTTGGGTCATTAACGTAGCCGCCTTCATGGCCAATTAAGCGGTTAAAGATTTGTATAAAAGTTAAAGACATAAAAAATACCCTCAATCGTTGATATGATTGAGGGTATTCTGAGTTAAATTAAGTTTAATTAATGGGGGAAGGACTTCCACACGTCTGCTTGCTTTAAAATAACGCCGCTTGTTGATATTGTGGAGATTGATGGGTTCTTACAATTTCCCAGGCGTGGCGATCTGATAGATTGTATTTAGAGCAAAGCTCAAGCATTGCCGTACGGCCACTTTTCTTTTCGGTTTGCGTGATATAGTCAAAATCCGCTTTCAGGCGTTCATTACGCAGTAAGCGCAGGGCAACCTCACAACGTGGAATATAGACTTCTTCGGCGCGGAAATAATTACGCAATTTTATCGCATTCTCTGCGCCAATTAAGGATTTCAAACGCGGAAAATACACCGCGCCATCAGTAAACCTAAATGTCGTCCCACCGAATTGATTAATAATCTTTTCTATATCCGCAAACCCAACTAGATCTACCATTTCTAACACGATTTCAGGTAAATAACCTGCAACACTTTCAAGTTCAGACTGCATAAAATTTCCCCTTTGTGACCATTTATGCGGATTGTCGCACGGAAATTTCAAAAAGCAGGGTTCTACACCTAAAAATATGATAAAAAAATCCCGCACGGGGCGGGATTGGTGCGTTATTTATTGCAATTTTCTTTCAAAAGATTATTAACTTTAAGGTATTTTTGCTCGTTGTGCGCATTGAGGAAAAATCCTTTAGCAACCTCTAAAGCAAGGCAGGCTTCTTTCATATCGCTATGTTTCTTTGCCATTTCAAAGCTCTTTAATTTATCTTCACCGAGGTTATTTTGTAATTCTTCGGTACTTTTTGCCATTGTTTCAGTATCAATAATGGGGTTAGCATCTGTGATTTCGACAAAATATCGGCGGTTTTCAACCCATACCGAATACAAAATTTCTAATTTATTATAAGTTTCTGTTTGCAAAAGCGCATAACATGACCTACTGTCTTTATCCTGTCCCTTTTCTTTTATTTCTCTTACTACAAATACATCTTTAAGACTAAAATCAATTCCTGTCTCTTTTGTTCTATTATCTAAAATCTGTTCTATGGTATCTCCAACCTCTTCACATTTTGGTATATCTTGGCTTGTTAAGCTGGCGTGCGAAAATAAAGAGATGGATAGGATAAAAAGTGCAATAGTTTTTTTCATAATTTCCCCAATAAAAAAGGCTCCTATGGAGCCTTTAATTTACGCTTAATTTGTTGTTATGCAACTAATTTTTAGCTTTCTGTTTTCTTCGATCATACACCGACAACATTTGCACCACTTTTTTCAGTTGCCACACCTCCAACCAATGCACAAAATTCACACCAAACGCCTTTTTGGCAATCCCGTCAGCATAACTCTGCGGCAAACCGTATTCGGTTAAAAGTGCGGTGATTTTTGCTAAATATTGCGCTTTATCCGCCTTTGGTGCAGGACGTTTAGGGGCATTCTTCACGCTAAACACCACGCCTTTGGCTGTCATGGCACGGAGCACCTGCTTTAATTCTGCATCCGTCATCACCGTGCAACTGTGTTTGTCCACTGTGTCTAACAAAAAGCGTTTATATTGTTCATCGGTCATCTTAAGCATGCTTTTACCAATGTGGACTTTTTGGATCATCTGTTTACGGGTTTGTGGTTGCATTTTGTTCCTCTTTCCATGTTTTCCATATTAAATATTCCGGCATATTCTTTACAAATTCCAATTTCCCAATAGCAGCATATTGTTCAATGTATTGTATTGCGGCAGTGCGCTTGTCTTCTTCTAATTTCTCCGTATTTTTCACCGCACTTTTACCTTGCTCATTGCGCACCACGGCAAACAAGGGTTTAGCCCCTTCATACACTTTCTTCAAATAGTTATGGTTCGATAAAGCCTGAATATTACGCGTTTCCCGACGGTTTTTCATCACTGCTTGAACATTTTCATTCAACGCATGAGCCAATAATGGACTAGGTTGATACATCTCTAATACTTCTTGCATTAATTTCAACGCACGCCCATTAGATAGCGCAGATTTTTCAGGGCGAAACAACCCAATATAACTCACCAATGCACGGGCATTGTCGCCGCGTAAATTCGTGATAATCCCCAACATCTCACGCCCGGCATCATCTTCCAATAGCGCGTCCAAGTGGATGTCACTATGGCAAACCGGGCAACGGCATAATTTCACTTTTAAAGCTCCTTTAAACTTGGTTTAAAACACATTATTCAGCCCACTTTATCTAAGCATCCCCCTCTTTCGTAAAGAGGGATTAGGGGAGGAATGGGCTGTAAATGGGTTTTATCCTCCAAGATAAGGCATAGGGCATTCCCAAATGTAATTTTTAAATTCGATACATTTATCTAAAGTTAATTCGCCTTTTATGATTTCTAACTCTTGATTAAATGCATTACCCCATTCAAATCCGTAAAATCTAAAATCAACGTTAAATTTTTTGCTTAATTCAATCATTTCGGGCGGGCTTAATACCCATGCAGCTGAGATTGGGATGACAACGATATACCCATTCTCCAACTCATATCCCTCAATGATTTCATTTGGGTTGTCACAAAAAACACGTCGAGCTCCTTTGATTGCTTGCCATTTAATGTTTTTGATTTCTAACGTTCCAAATTCGTCGATTTTAAATTCGCAACCTTCGATACATTCTGTTAAAAATTTAGTTATATCGTCAGTTTTGCCTCTAACTTTTAAGTCTCCTACACACCAATTTGGCATAATCTATTCCTCCGGTCGTTGTGGTAATGGTTGCCAGTGTGGCACTTCAATTTCTATGTCTATCATCCCTAAAATGCGGTCTAGTCTTGAGGTAAATCTAATTCGGGTCTCCAATACAAAATCTCATCAAATGAGACATTTACACCATAACCAATATTTTGGTCATAACGTTCAAGCTCCCAATATTTTCGATTGCCTTCAAACTTTAAGGCGGCGAAATAACATGACATATCATCATCTAACACTAATACTCTTTCTGCGCGTTCAGGTAGTTTGTCAGAACACTTAATCCATTCATTTTGTGGATATTCAACAAGTACCGGATTATCTACCATTTGAGTGTATTGCCCACCGTAAATATCCTCCTCCTCTTTGGTAAGAGGTCTAGTTGGTAAATCAAACCCACCTAATACAACCCCAAAACACGTTTCTTTTATGCCATCCACAAGGTCATCTCCGAAACCATCATCGCAGCCAAAGTCAAAAGTCTGGTCGACACAGTCTTGCGCTTGTGATTTAGCTTCTTCTAATGTTTCATGCATTGTGAACTCGCGTTCTAACGCATCATAAGAAAAATATTTTTTCATTTTTAGATCTCCTCAAGTCCTAAATTTAAAGTTTTGTTGTAGTAGTTAAAAGCATTCTTAAATTGTCTTCTACTGTCATCACACCAATCTTCCGGTGAAACAGGGACACTATAAAGACCGTATAAAAAACCCCAGTGTACTTCGAGTTCTGGTGGCGTATTAATAAAAGCTTGCTTTTCCGCTTTTAGCGCTAATAAATCAGCGGTTTTTACCAGCTCTTTCATTTTGGCCGTCATCTTAATGCCAAATTGATTTTGAATAACCCGCTCAAATTCCTTCTCGATTAATTTATATTCTGGTAGTAAGTTTTTAAGCGGCGTTGGCACATCGCCTAAATAAGCTTCTTGTGCATCGTGCATTAATACCGCAAATACTGTTTCGTCATCTGCTTTCATATACGATTTTGCAATCATTGCGGCGTAAACGCTGTGATCTAAAACTGAATAATGTCTATCTAATTTGCCGCCAAAGCGCGGAATCCTTGCTAAATGATGAATAATGTCATCAATATGGATGTCGCTATTTTGTGGGTTAGCAAAGTCGATTAAACGGTTGCCGTGTGTGATAAATATGCTCATTTTTACTCCTTTTTTACCTTGATTTTTATATCATTTTCGCCATGTTGATGGTGTCTAATCGTTACTTCGTAACCATCAACCCCATTTTTGCCATCATCCTTCCACTTAATAACCGGTTCCGGATTAACCTTCACAACGACACCAAGCTCTTCGATAGCTACTTGTTTCTTTTGTATAAATGTTTTGCGAATAGCAAACCAATGGATAAAATCAGGCAAAAAACGATTAAACTGTTCTTCGGTTAACTGCAAAAAGTCTTCAACTTTTCTAAATTCATAAATTTTGTCACTCATTTTCATCCCCCTTATTTTGCTCGCTGAAGGATCTCGTCAATAACTGGATCCTTCAGAAGAATTTTCTCAATAAAACCAATCAACATACGACCAGTTTCATTAGGATTTTCGACTTTCGCACTAACATCCCATTCGTCCCCATCTTGGGTGCAAAAATCTAATTTTATTTTGTGTTCGAAACCACTTTTAACGTTATCGTCCATACCCTCAAGCACAATCCAACCCGCTCTCACAATTTCAGGTAACTTAAACATCAAACAAGTCATCGCATCCTTAACATATAAAGCTGTCATTTGATGGTATTCTGTGTTGACATTAAAAGTTAAATCGTCATCACTGACTCCAACTTTAAACTCAAACGTTACTGCATATTTTTTTTCTTCCATTTCACTCATCTCCCCAATCTCATTCTCAACCCTGGCAACAAATTCTGCACATTGCCAACATAAACCGCCGCATGTTGATTTTGTCCCGTACGTAAGGCTCTAAGCGCGCTTATTAGCTGTTTTGCAGCTTGTTCTAATTGCTCGTCTAAGCGCATTTTTTCTTTTTCAGTCATACTTCCTCCACCTCAACCACGTCATCAATTTCTGTAATGGTGTGTGGCAGTTTATTGACATCACACACATTTAAATCACACATATCTAAAACTTGTTCATTGTTTTCGGCTTCAACAACAGCCTCAACCAAACAATAAAAACGTGCCACATACTTAGCCATGCTTCACCTCCGGTCTTCTGCTTGGATTTTTGACATAATGCGCACACATCTTTTGGCGGTTTAATGCCCATTCTTCATTTTCGCTTTTTCGAGCAACAATATCTGCTCTCTGCCAAGCAGCCTCAGCGGTTGCCCATGCACCAGCACGCTCCATTTCAACAGCTAACGTGCTAAAATCTTTATAGGTTCGTAGTTTTTCCATACATTGCTCCTTAGTTAATGATTAAAACCTATTAC